TGTCTGAACTGCCACGTTTTCACCTGCCGATTCTGCCGCACCTGCACTAACCAGGTAAACCACATAAACAGGCACAGCGGCTGGGTGAATCTGAAACTGCAATGCTTCAGCGGCTGTATGAGTTCCACCCCAAGCGGCTGCGGGTATCACAAAACAGGATTGCGCTAAATCAGGATGGGTATATTCATAATCAACCGCAAATTGACCATTAGCTAATGCACCCCTGCTGTCTGATAACACGCTGTAAGTTGTCGAATCAATCGCAGTTACAGTGATAGTTTCTTCATCAGTACCGACGCGATTAACCAATACAGGGTAGTTGGTTTCATCAAAAGTAGTTCCAACTAATGAAGCCTTGTTGTAATTATCCGCCTTTGGATTGCAATTGACTGTATCGACAATCACACTGGACACAAACGCACCAGGCGCAAAAGCGGTGCCAATGGCGGCGGTTAAAACAATCGTCGCCTGATTGGTCGCCCAGGTCACACTACTGACAGTCACACTGCCTAACGCAACACTGTTGGTATTATCCCAAACCATGAGCTTATCACCGGCTTGCACTGGATTTAACGCACCCATACCGGCTTCAAAATCGACTATCAGTGTCGTATCGGTATTGGCTACGGACGTATTGAGTAACCCGCCCGCATACTTTCGTGTACCCATTGTTGCTACGGTATCACGCTGTGTGCCTGCTACCAGATAGGCTTTAGTATCGCTGGATGGTGTCACTTTTAAACCAATAGCGCATTGTGTGGCTGTGGTTAAATCCAGACACTTTACAAACAGTTTGCGGATAACGGTTTTGCCTGCCGCCCGCTCCGCTTCATTAGTCGCCGGAATATTGCCGTAGCCGTTAGCGGTTTTAGTGACTGGTAAATGGGTAATACGCCCGCCATTGGTTGTAGTTTCGTTAATGGTTTGCGGAGCGTATAGGATTGTTGTTTTTGGCATGGTTAAACCTCTATTAAAGTGATGGTCACATCGAATAAATCATCATTTGCATATTCGATAAAATCATAAAAAGCCTTTGGGTCTATCTCTTTAATCATCACAGCAAACACCCGTGTATCTTTCATGGTTAGCATAACCACGTTGGCGGAATCTCTGATTGCCTCCAATGCCTTTAATGATGAGTAGGTTATCTGGCAATTTAAGATGGGGTCTTTGCTATGCTGTAAAGGCTTCACAAACACAAACTTTCTGCCGTCCTCTGTGTTTTTAGTTTCAATATTGACCGCGCTGTTTTTTCGGTCATTCACAAAAACCGCATTAGCCAGCACAACAGTTCCCAGTGTTGTATAACTCATGATGCCATACCCCGCTTCTGTGACTTCATAGCAGAAGCTATTTGCTCTAAAAAATCAGTATTTTCCGCTGTCTTTTGCCCCGTGAATGTACCTGTTGCGTTGCCAAATGGAATTTGTAGCACAAAGGTATCACCTGATTTTTGCGATTGCTGGCCAGAGACAACGGGATTAAAGGAGGGCGTTAAGCCATTCACTAAGCCGCCTGCTGAAAATTTTGGAAGCTGTCCTTTGGTATTAATATAATGCAAGGCATTAACACCCACAGAATTAACGGAGTCTGTCCGAATAACATACTCGCCATTCGACAACATAGCGGGTATGGAATCGCTGGTTTTAGTGCCTGAACCGCTGACTTGACCGCCGCTGGAATAACCGCCTACCAGTCCACCGTTTGCGTGTGATTCCACCGTTTTGACGTTTACCGTTGCTGTACGGTCTCTAGCAACATTATTAATCGCCTGTTCGCTAGCGTTTAATGAGGCTTGATCCACATTAACTTTTAACGTATTGGCTTTTGATATAGCTGCGTCAATATCAGCAATAGTACTGCGTACCTGCTCAAGTGCTGTTTTCTGCTTGTCCGCTTCCAGCTTTGCTGTATCGGCTTGCTTGGTTTCTGCGTCCGCTGCTGCCTGCAATGCTTTAGTCGTTAAATCGACTGATTGATTGTATTGATTGCGTGCCTGTAAAGCCGCGTTATCGTCACCTGTTCCAGCGCGTAATTTATTCTGTTCGGCTGCCGCTGTCCGTGTTGCCTGGGCTTGCTGATACGTTAAATCCTGTAGCTTTTTTCCAAGCTCCGCCGCTTTTGCATATTCGCCATCAGCAATCAGTTTTTTAACTTGTGCCGTATCTTGGGCTATTTGTTTTTTGCGCTGTTCGGTCTGTTGTGCGTTATTCAGTCCCTGGGCATCAAGACCACGCAATTGATTTAAACGGTTTTGTTCCTGGGCATTAATCTCGTTTAAATACCCAATGGCTTTATTACGATGATCCGCATCAATAGCATTCAGTCTGGCAATCGATGCTTCATAAGCCTTTTCGGAATCTAAAATAATCGATTTCTTTTCGTTATTCGCTTCACGTTCAAGACCAGTAATATCCAACCCGCGTTTTTTAGCGGATTGAATCTCAGCTCCGTAAATCGCCTCAACATCCGCCAGTTTTTGTTGGTTGAATGCCTGAGAAGCTTGTAATCGCTGATTGTTTGAGTCAATTTCAATAGCGGTTTTTTGTTTCAATAACTCCAGTTCAGAGATACCACCCGCTTTAGCAATAGTGAGTTTTTCGCTTTGGTAGCTTTCTTCGACTTGCAAGCGGGCAGGAATAACGGTATTTAAGGCTGCCAGTTTTTGCTGTTCGGCTTGTTCAAGTTCGCGGAGGTCTCGCTCATAGATGGTTTTGCGGGCATCGTTCAAACGCTCCAACGCGTCTTTTGATTTCTTGATACCCTCCTGTATCGCTGCCGTCTTAAGGTCTTCGCCTTGCTTTGCGACTTCTGCGGCGTGCTTTTCGTTAGCTTCGCGTAGTTCTCTTTCCTTGATCGACTCCTCACCAACGGCGTTAAACTGGTCTATCCATGCTTGTGCATATTCTTTCGGATTAGTTAGCCAATCTTCAGGGTTAATGATCGTATTAACGAGTCCAGCCAGTGCTACGCCAAGTTTTTCCACCCAAACAGACGACTCTCTAGCCCAACTGCCTACTTCCCAGCCAACTAAACCCGCAATCCCCGCGCTGAGTATTGTCGTTGTACTGGCAAGACTGGCTGCTGTTAAATTACCCTCAGTCTGTACAACATTTAACGCGGCTTGCTGTTCAATTAATAACGCCTGACTAGCTGCCAACTCGCTATTTAAAATAGTAATACGTTGCACTAAAGCGGCACGGGTTTGCATAGTCGCTGCACTGGCTAACATTGCCTGCGTGCTACGAATGTCCGCTTGTGTTGCTGCAATAGTTGCCTCTGTGCTGACTATTGTTGCCTGTATTTCAGCTTCACGCGCTGCAACCGTTGCTGCTAACGCGACAAGCCTTGCTTCTTCTGCTGCCTGTGCCTGTGCATTGGCTACCGCGTTCGCTTTGGCTTCCAGCGTGGCGATTCTTGACGCTTGCGCTGTGGCTATCAAGCTACTCGATAATTTTGCCAAACCAGCGACAAAGCCTATTGACATAACTTTTAACAGGTACTCGCCAAAGACTTGTAAATTATCAGCCAGGAAGTTTATGCCTTGTCCCAGTGCTTGGGTAATGCCATTACTTGCGTTAAATGTACCTACCAGTTCCAGCCATTTATTCTCCATGTTCTGCGTGGCTTTGGAAAACGTGACAGGCATGTTTTTGAATATTTCATCGACTTCTTTAGCCTGATTACCCAATCCTTGCATGATTTCAGCCGTACCAAGCTGCCCTGCTTGTGACATTTCACGCAACTGTCCGAGAGATTTACCCAAGCCTTTTGCAAGTGTTGAGGCAAAAATAGGCAATTGCTCACTAACAGAGCGGAACTCGTCACCAGCGAATTTACCTGAAGCGATGGCTTGCGTTAGCTGATATACACCAGCCGCTGCACCAGCCGCGTTGGTTTCCATGCCTGCCAACTTTGCTACCATGTCAGTTAAAAATATTGATTGGCTGGTTGTGCCTCCCATATCTTTTAGAGCGCGATTTATCTTGGCAAACAGCACTGCATTCGCATCTAATGAAGTGTATGTTTTCCGACTAATCGCAATAACAGCCGTCATTGCCTGCTCATAATCGGCAACGCTATCTGTAGCGTTTTTTACTGTATTAGTCAGTTGTAGCCATTTATCAGCGGTATTAATCAGGTTTTTAACAAATACAAAACTAACAACCGTACCCGCAAAACCGATTAAAGCAGCTTTAGCCCTGGTTATGGCAGAGGTTGTGTTATCGGCTTGGGCGGCGGCTGCGCGTAGGCTTGCATCTGATCCTGATCCGCTTGGCGGTATCGGAGGCGGTGGATTACCGCTTGGTGGTCTTGGTGGAGGAGGTGGTGGATTGCCACCGCTTGGTGGTGGTGGATTACCGCCCGCGCCTCTCAGTCTGTCTAGCTCTTCTTTTGCACGCTTTGCAGCATCTCTGATTCTATCAAGATTACGACTAGCATCATTAGCCGCGTCGTCACCAGCACCAGCACCAGCACCGCGTAACTCGTTCAGCAGTTTTTTTAACTGCTCCAAGCCGGTTTTGATATTGGTATTAACCAGTTCAATAGCGATTGATATTTTATTGGTAGCAGCCATCCTATAAGCTCTCCATGTCTAACATTTTGTTGAGCCGATTAAGCCGCTTAAATTGTTGCCGTAAAACTTTACACTGTAAGTGTCATAACAGGATTCCAGCCAAACTAAATCATGTTTGCCTTGTCCGATATAAGCGGCAAAATGTGCATGAGGTGATGAAACTACACCTGGGTAGGTATAAGTAAGCACGCCAAAAGACTTAGTTGCTTGGGTAGTCGTACTATCTAATCCTATTGCAACTACTGCTTTCATCCATGCGGCAGGTGAATTAGCCTGTGCTGCATTGATATAAATAGCACATTGAACAATATCTTCATCAACGCCTTTGAAAACTGATACTTTATTAGCGGTATTATTATTGGCTTGTCTGAAAGCGGTAGCTGCGTAATCCCAGTCTGTAGCTGATTCAAGCTTCAGAAGTGGTTTTTCGATTCTGTTGTAGTAGTTGAACAGATAACGATTAGCAGCACTGTCTTCTGTAGTTGTAGTTGATGTGGTATAAAAACTACCTAAGTACCGTCTCGTTGTCGCGCCTGATTTAACTAAAATTCCATCTTGGTAAACTAAAGCTGTAGCTCTGGTTGTCGCATTTGTCCATGCCGCTAGTTCTAACGTAGGCGTGCCAGCGTTGTCATAACAAAAAACATCGTAGCCAATCGCATTAGTCAATGTGCCTAATGCAATACTCATTTGAGTACTTTGTCTTAGATTCCAGTTTGTGCCATCGAATAGCGCAATGCTATTGCCGTTAAACGGTGTGCAATAAATAGTTGTTGCGCCAGTAACATCGGACGTTGTGACTGGGGTATTGCTGGTTAGCGTTAATCTAAAATCACATAGCTTTTTAATGTCTATCCAGCCGGCAAATACCTGGTCTCTATCTGGCATCGTCCATGTCCGTGCGGCTGTGGTCGCATTGGCAAAGGCATTGATAAACGTGCCCGCCGTGTTTTTCAGCTTTAAAACCGCAATTTCTAATTCAGCACCAAGTTGTTTCATGATGATTAGCCAAGAATAAACACGTTGAACTGGTTAGAGCTTGGTGCACTGGCAAACTTAATCGTGATGCTGTTGGTAGTGGTTAGCTCAATATCGGGTAAAACAACGTCATACGGACTGGCAACACGAGACACGGTGACACTCAGGTTTTTAGTCCCCAGATTATGCGTGACCGTGTATGACGTTGCTGATCCGTCGCCAATAGTCGCACTGTATTTCAGCGGTTTTAATGACCAGGTTTTTAATTTTAGTGGCGTAACAACGCGTAAATCATCGGTACCTGCGTCGGTTTCGGCTTGCGTTGCGATTTCAGCAATACCCGCCACCGTTTCACTAGCCGATGGTGCACTGGTACCAAATGAGGTAAAAACTACGTCATTGGTTCCCAGGGTAAAATTAACCGCTGTTTGTCTAAAGGTTGCCCCTGCGTTAGTGCCCTCCTCAACGGTAACTGTTGCCTGCTCCAATTCGGCGGAGCTATTAGCATCGAGTGAGCGTGTCATTGCCACCGCTGCCCCATTCCAGATATAAATACCGTTTGTCGGTGCACTGGTTTGACTCATGACTAACACGCGATCATTAGTCGCCATCGTGATGCCATCAATCGTTGCACCAGGTGACGACAAATCGATATTGGAAACGGTAGAAACCCGTGCTGAATCTTTCCAGTTGATACCCTCAACGGCAGCGTTTAACTGTGAGACGGTTACCGCATCTTGATCCGCCGTACCATTTGCCAGATTCGTGATTTTTGCGACGTTGTTCAGGTCTAAATTACTTAAAACTTGCATGATTAACCTCAATTACATTCAGCAATGCCAGCCGTTGCGACGGCTATCGTAACTATTGCTTGGTTTTTGTTGGAATAGACAATATCGGCAGTAAATTCAACTAAACCGACAGTTAATAAAACAATGGATGGATATTTATTCAGATTATGGTTAATCGTCCAGGTAACGGATGGAGAGGTTTGCGTATGCGTGTAATGCGTACCGCCTGGCTCTCCTTTATCGCCCTTATCACCTTTTTGCACAACCTCAACAATCTCCAGTTGTGGCTGTAACACATCAACAATCTCAGACGCTGTTACGACTTCAATAACTTCTGTCATGGCGTGGGCTGTGTTATCGATTGTTTTAAACTCAGGACAGCATCAACATAGGTTCTGACTTTGCCGTTTTGCGTTATTTCAATGTCAAAATAAAAAGTACCCGCTCCCAGTTGTGCAGTCTGAACATCGGTAAGCAATAACTTGATGTTCTCAGTGCTATTGCCCAAGGTGATTCCACTGGAATGCGTTAGCGTTAGTACTGCCGTTGCATCATTACGATTGCGCTTAAACTGACAGCGTGCAGTTGCCGTTGTAAAATCAACCGGCGTTCTGTCTGGATTACGCCAGGTTAAAATGAAAGTATCCCAGGTATCACCCTCAAAACAGCTGTATGTTTGTTTAAAAACCGCTTTTTCAATTACGCTAGTTATCACTGGCTACACCATCATTTTTTATGTAATTTCTGTATTTGCCGAATAAACATAAAGCCGTAAGAGAACACGGACTGGTAATTATGCAGACTGACAAAGATGGCACATTCGGTTTGAATCTCCTGTGCCACGCGTGATAGTTTTTTATTCACTTTGGACGATGGCGTATTGTCTACATGACCGCTTTCCTGCTTTTGAAAAAGGCTTTGATTAAGCTCTGAGAAACGCCCCATAACCGTTACAAATTCTGCTTCGGTGAACTCGCCATCTAACGCTATCAATCCCTGATCTAACCAGACGGTTTGCCAAAAATCCTGCTCAACGTCATCGATACTAATGTCGCCGTACCTAGCTATGGCTAACTGTATGGCTAGTACAAAATCCGTGGGCGTGATTTCCTTAATCGTTGCCACGCCTTTGGATAGTGTTATAGCGTACTCAAGACGCATTAAAAATATTCAATCCACAAAGCCGATGACTCGCCTACTTTCAACTCCGGCATTCCTTTCATCTTCAACTCGTTAAAGTCATTTTTCATGAGGTCTAACGCGGTGTTTGACGCGAGTACCAACATCGGTGCGTAAACCACTAAATTACGACCATCGGCAAGGTTACGACCGTCAAATTTATAGTAGCCCTTGATTTGTGGAACACGGGCAATATCAACAGACCAGCCTGCGATTGCTGTTTGTTGTGCTGTTACCAAAACTGACGCGGCATCAGCAATGGCACTGCCTACCAGCTTGGCAATATCGCCGGTGGTATAAACAAAGTCATAATCCACGCCCTCAATGTAAGTAACCGTCGCACCGACATTAGTTACAACAACTGAACCGGCTGCGACATTACGCACACCAGACGGCACATAAATTCCCGCGCCGCCCAGTGTTACTGACTGTGCTGTTTGCGTAGCACTACCAACAGTTAATGTTGTATCAACACCCATTAATGACGCGGCTGCGGTTTGCCTGTTCCAGCGATTTTGGGTAATACTGATTTTTGTTGGCTTTAACAGTCGAACCGTACCATTTTCAGGAATAGTGCCCGTTCTGCCTTTTTCGCGGCTTTCCTGCATTTTTTCATCGACCGAGACCTCGATGCCTAACTCCGTTGTGCCCTCCCATCTATCAAAACCTGCTGCATAAGCAGATCCGTCCCAACGTTTAAAATACGATGTACCCTCGGCTAATAAGCCAGAACTTGGTAAATCAGCCATGTTTCACCTCTTGTTTGTTTGTTTGTTTAGTAAATGACTTAGCTATATTGCGCTGATATAACCAGTTGGCATCTATCTCGCTAACTACAATCACATCGCCTTTCTTGTAATCAATACCCATGTGTCTATGGGGCATGACTAATTCGACCTCTTTCATATTTACCTCGTTATTTTTTATTAGCGACATAGCGCGTGGTGACTATCTGACAAATCGCGCTATGACATAACACGCCTGCAAACAACACGGGCTGGCTATCCAGTACTGAAAAACCGATTTCTATCTCACCAGAAGATGAAATACTTGAAAGCTTGATTAGTTGTCCGGCAATAGTTTCGTAGTCGCTTTCAAGCCTGAAAAACTTATCCCTGATTGCATCTAACAAGCTGTCAAACTCTAGTTCGGACGCAGTAGCATCGTTAATTGCCAGATAACCACGAATTAACCATGTGGTTTTTTCTTTATTACTCTTTCCGGTATCTAACACAGCAGTACGACGAACGAACCAGCCATGCAAACGACCGTTATGCTGGTACAAGTCCGCCAATTTTTTTTCACGGTCTGCATAACGTTGATAGCCATGTACGGTGCCAATATTGGCTACCGTGTTTAGTTGGCTAACTATCCAGTCTCTAATTTGTTGGTGCATTAGCGATACCGGTTTGGATGAGTAAAACGGTCTTGACCAGTGCTGCTTTGTAAGTCCAGGTCAACAACTACCGAAGCCGCAACCAGCTTGTTCTGCTCAATCGATAAGCCGGAAAAATAACGCGACCGGTAGTCTTTAGCCAGCCTCGCATAATCCGCTGATTGCGAATTACGCTGTACATGATCCGCCTGAATAGTCGCATCACTGGCACTGGCAAAACGCGCTGCCAGTTGGTCACAACATAACGCCGCTGCCCAACAGGTGACGAATTCACGATGCCAGCTACTAATCGTATCTGTTACATCAGAGACGGTATGCGGTAGCGTGTAAGTCAGTCGCACCGTACCCGCTGGCGCAACGGTGAACAGCACATTAAGACCGGTCAAATCCTGGTACAGACAATACTGGTCGGCATCCAACAGACTAACCGGACTAAAGCCTAACGGGTATTCAATGCTGGTAATGTCACTAAACTTACTAACCCAGTCAACCGGAACCGGCAGTTTAGTCGTGCCATTTGCCGTTAAATCCGCCAGTTTTACTAACGGAAAATCGGTGGCATAACGCACCACTGCCAACTGAATTGCACGGTCTCTGTCTTCGTATGTGATGATATTGTTATCATCACATACCAGACTGGTTAGTAATGCCTGATAATCGGCTAACATGATTACGCCACAACCGCGCCATAGAAACCGCGATAGTCAATAACAGCACCACCGTAGATATGACGGATTTTGTACACAATCTGGTCATTGCTGAACAAGCTGCCTTGTGTTGGTAAATCCTGTACGAACAATTCAGGTTCTTCGGTACCATTGTAGAAACCCAGCTCAATCAACGGCGTTTCCATCTTGTCCGCTGTGGCATACCAGTTGTTAGCATCAGTCCAGTAATCCACTACATGCACCGTTGGCTTGCGTGAATTCACAAAGGTTTCGTCGATATTGGTATTGCGCACAAACAGGTTGAACGCGGTTTCTTCCAGTTCGGCAGGCACATACAAATGCTTCAACAGTAAGCCCAGCTTTTTAGTGCTGGTTAATTCCGCCTGCTTCTTCATTGCTAACCGCGCCGCTGCAAAGGTCGTTGCATCTAAGGCTGTACTGCCTAAATTGCCATGTGACACCGCATGAAATAACGCCACCGAATCATAAATCGTCGGATTGGTCGATAAAAAGTCCAAAACAAACTCATACAGGGTGCGCTTTGCGGCTACCGCTAAACGCTGTGGCACTTTACGAATCGCCCCAACATCATCATTGGCAATTGTTTCAATTGAAATGGTTTCCTTACCGCCGCGTTTACTGATCGCGTAGGTCGATTTTTCATCACTGGGCGAAGTGAGGGCAGCATAAGCGGCATTTTCAGCCACCGCAGGCAGATTGCCATAACCACCCATGCGAGTGCGTTCCTGAGTACGAAAATTGGACACGGGAACAATATCGACCAAAGCCTGATAGTCGTTATAATTTTTCAGCGCGTTGTAATCACGCACCATTGCACGGGTAATCGAATTACCCAGAATATTGCCGAATGTAGATGCTGAAATCGCTTCTCTAAACGCTTCTTCACCACCCAACGCTTCGCGCAAACGGCGTTGATCGCAATTCTGAATCAAGCCCGTGACCCCTGTATCGCCTGTCACTTCCACATAACATTCACGAAACGATTTAGCGCGTTTGCTTTTATCAAAAAAGTCATCGAACATTTGTGTGACTTTATCAGCACGGTCTTTACCCATTTCTACATGAGTGTCGCCCAAGCCCTGAACATGACCCGATTCTGTCAGTTTTGCTAATACGGCTTTTTCGGTATCAATGGCTTCCCGTACCGCTACCAGTGTGAGTTCATCAGTTTTTTCAAACTGGGTTTTCAGCTTATCGACCACAGGCGCGGGCAGTTTTGATTCAACTAACAACGCGGTGGCTTCGTGGGCTTCACAATAACGATTCATTCCTTTGCGTAGCGCGTCTGCATAAGCGGATAGCACCGCTTCATTATTGTTAACATCAAGACCGGCAGGCAGATTGCCTTTATTGGCTATCTTGATAGCCGCCAGCATAATTTCAAGTAAGGGCATAGTCGTAGTGTCCTGTGGTTGTGGTGGTTGTGGTGGCTGTTGTGTTCTTGGCACAGCCAGCATTGGTGGTGGTGTCATATCAGTACCCTGTGGCTGTGGGGTTTGTTGTGGATCAACGGCTTCAATCAGATTAATCAATTGACCACCGGCACCTGGTTCGATAATCAAATCCACCGAATGGACTTTGACGAACTTGGTGGCTTCTCTGAGATTGCCACGTTTTTGGGTTAAACCATCGGCATCAATGGAAAAGCCGAATAAATCCGTCATGTTGTTGTCGTAAGCTTCTTTCAGCTTGGCAACCACCTCGCCAGCCGAAGCAAACAGGGTTAAGGTTGCCTGGATTTCACCGCTATCCAGTCCTTGCCCCTCAATAAAGCGCGGTTCAGTGAGTTGCCCGATTAACTGAGAAAATGACTTGCCCTGTCCTTTGATATGCTCGGCATCGGACTTGGAAAACACCCTGGCTTTATCGAACAAGTCCACCGCTTCACGCAGTACATTGTCAGGATAAAAGTTATTGTTGCCCGACTTGCCAGCACGAATCACGCGGATGGTGTATTTCAGCCCAGTCTTGCCCGCTTCGTCAGCAATGGCTTCCAGAAAATGATTAAGCTTTTTCATTTTTGTTTGCCTGCAATTTTTGACCGTCTACCGTGACAATCACAACGCTGTCGCCGTAATCCTTAAAGGTAAGGCAATCCTTAACGTCTAGCCCTGCCAGCATAGCGGCATCTTCCAGCGTAAGGTCTTTAATGGGGGTGGGTTCTTTGGGTTTTTCTGCCATGACAAATTCCAGGTGTGAATAAGATGGCGTAAATGGTAAGCAAGTTGTGGTAAGAATGAACGCTGGTAATATGTCCTACGCAATTACAAGGTGATGAGTAATCGCATCAATCACGTCGCGTTCCCAGGCGGCGGGCAAAGGATCAACCGGCATAAATTGCCGCGCTGGAATATCACCCCACAAATGCCCAAACTGCGCTTTGGTACCACCAAAGTTCATCATCGCTGCCTGTGGTGCATTGGTGCCAATCTCAACAGCCTGCCCACTCAGTTGATATACGATTGAATCACGTAACACGCCGGTATCGTTTAACGGTGTACTGCTACCATTACGCCGCCTTGCTATAGTCACATGAGATAACGGTTTCCACGCTTGCCCGTAAGGTGTTTTCAAATCCCTAAACGTTAGCCTGATATTTTCTTTGAGTGTCACCCCTATCGCTGTCAGTGCCGGTTCAAGATGATCCGCCTTATGTTTGATATGCGACAACAAGGCATCTACCTGTGTACTGTCAATGATTATCTGGATATTGCTCAATTGGCACCCCTGTTTGTACAGCCCTATGCAGCAATCCGATTGTTAAACCTGTTTGCACAATGTCCGGTTTATTCCCGAATTTTTTTACATACGCAGTCATGTATGTATCAAGCAAATCAGATATAACTTGTTTATCAATCGCGGTAATTTGTTTGCTGGCTTGTTGAGTTATAAACGCATTTAATAGCTTGGTATTTGTTTTTGCATTACTAACTCTTGATACTGCCTGCTCAACACCAAAACTCAACACGTCAGCATTCATCACATCGACACTATCCCAGGCTTTATCGCGCAACGGGTCTTCGGTGGCGGTCTTGTAAATACCTTTACCATCACCTGACCTGTCGTATGCCTGCTTTTCAGTGAGTGAGATTAACCGACAACGACAACGATAGACATTACGCCCAAACCAGATACGCTTCCAGATTGGGTCACTAATCTTGCGAATAACACCATCATTGGCTTTATGCGTTGGTCTAGTCCTTGAATCGTTGATAGCGTCATACATCAAATAACCATGTGTGCTTTTATTGGCTAACGCCTGTTGCCAGTGTCCGTGATTGTAAGCCTGCTGGATGTTGGTTCTAAAGATGTTATCCAGTCGGTGTCTGGGTAAGCCTAGCGATTGGACATCAACATGTTTTTGCCAGGATGCAAAAGTACCACCCGTTTTTAAATGCGCTGTTAAGGAGTCTAAAACGGCTTGTAACTGGTCTGTTTTGGCAATATTGACAATACTAAAAGCAAGTTGCTTGTGTAATCCCTGCAATTGCCCGTAATACACATCAGGCAATACCACACCACGCGCCGCCATTTGTGCAATGGCTTCTTCGAACGGCAGGTTGAAGTTGATGCTAATCGGAGGCATGAGCAAACCCCAACACATCAGCGACAAACGTAGCCCGTTCCAAATGCTGTTCAAACTCGGCTGAATCTGAACCCATTAACACCGCTAATCTATCCGCTAAATCCTCATAGTCTTTTGCTGCTTTCACGGCTTCATAAATAACGGCAGGGTCTATGGGTGAATCAATATTACCTAGCACATCGGCTACACCGTCTTCAATCACTTGCTGGTCTGCGGTAAACTTAGGCTCGGGTTTAGTGGCAACGGCTTCGGTTATCTTGGCTGATTTAGTATCGCCGTTGTCTTTTGACTCCAAGTCTTGGTTTTGTACATTTTTTTGTACAATTTCGGCTTGTTCGGCAATCGCTTCCAGTTCTTGTTCCGCATCAAACTTAACGCCCAACTGACCCGCAATCGATTCAATCACCTGCACACCCGTTTTGACCGACATCAACTTATCGGTAATCGCCAGACTCACCGCTTGGGTGACTTGCTGTAATGCTGCCGCGTAGCGGGTAGTGTCTTTGGCTATCATTTCCGGGAACTGTACTGAAAAACGATAAACGTCTTCACTTAAATCCGGCTCCTTGCCAGTATGTGCCAGCTCCCATTGCCGAATCACATAACGGGCTATTTCTGACAGCATATAGCCGATAAAGGCTTGTCGTAACGACATCATCTTAAAGGTCGGGTCGCTCATATTGTCAGACGTTGACCGGTTGACATCACCGCCACCACCAAACCAGTGCTCTGGTATAGTTGCCCCGCCTAATACGTGGTTTCTAAACAACCGCGCATTGTTTTCCGTATCGGTGGATTCCAGGCTGGGGCTTTCGGCTTTCCACGATTCCGCGTCATTATGCACCCGTACTGAGCCAGGCTTTGGTGCCCGTATTGAACTGGCTTTTTTCTTCACTTCATCTTCATTAGCACCGGTTAGCGTCACGTCCCACATAAACGCCCGCAAGAACTGAATGCGGTCTAATTCGCCAAACAGAAATTGGTCGTAACTATCCAGCCAGTCAATCTGTGACAATAAATCAGAACGCCCGCGCCGTCCGCTGGCTAAATCATTAATCTTGAAGTAGAAACAATCGCCGTCGGTAAAGGTGTCACGAATGGCAATCGTTCGTTGCGTAAACATTTCGTCTTCGGCACCATTCACAATGACTTTATACCGCTTTGAAACACCTTTTTTAGTCAGGTTAGTGATGATACCGATAGGCTGTTCTGCGTTATCAGGGTCTACGACAACGGTAGCAATCAGACACGGATCAAGATAACCCAAACGCACCGCGCCAGAATATTCATTCACAAAAGTTGGATAACACTGCTCGCCATACATGGATAATTCCCTGACCTTTTTCATCAGTTTAATATCCATGTTATTCACCGGATGGTCCCAGAAGTCATTTAACAGCTTCTGAATAAGCTCATCATCGGCTTTCAGCTTTACCCCATCCGCTAAAATATAGGCGATTGGCAATTCAATCAAGCGATTAGCCAGCGTATTTGATTCCCATAAATACGCGGCTAAATCCTGCATACGTCGCTGATTCATCGGCAACAAATCTCGCAAGGCATCACCGCTTAACGGTCTCCAGTCCGCGTCATCAGCATCTACCGTTTGCCCGACTGCCATATAAGCCTCGCGCAGGGGCTGAGGTGTCGGGGCTTCGGTAAATAAATTTATAAACGCGTCTAGTAAGCTCATGTGTTGTTCCTGAAAGTTAATCTTTTTCGCCCAAAGCCGGTCATACTGTCTGGCATGTAGTCTTCTGCTTCGTCGATGGTTTCCCCAAATGACGGGGTTGCAGGTGATAGATAGTTATACGCGTCGCTCAATGCGTCAACCTGGTCATCATTAATGCCGTTTGGGAATAGTCTGCACTCTTCAACAAATAAACTGTTCCAACTTGCGCGTAACATACATACGTTACCAATATTTACTTGTGCCGCAATCGGGGAGGCGCGGTTTTCTTTGTTGCCCGATACTGTCTCAACTATCGAACTAAAACCGCTGAGAAGTTTAACCAGGTTTTTAGCCTGCGATTTGCCAGCTTGACCAGGGTCTTGAGGCAATCTTATTTTGCAATCAGTTCCGTCTGAGATAGCGGTATTCAAAATCAACTGCTCTACTTTTTCTGGCGCGTATTGCCCGCGTTTAACATCAGCTATGTACACGTTTCTATTCACCGTGTCGTAGCCCAGTTTTAACCCTACAGTGTAATCCCCTCCGTTTTCTGTTGCTGCTAAATCCCACGCCCTGACATAGCGTAATCCAGCGGGTAGCGCATCGATAACGCGGATAAAATCGGGTTTGAAAAAATTCCCCTCGGCAATTGTTGGGTTTTGTTGATACAAAGATTCCCAGTTTGCGGAGGTCATCATTTTTTTCATGCCCAGCAAAAATGCAAGGCTTTTATGCTCAGGAAATAACGACTCTCCTTTTTTTCTATGTATCTCGTCGTTTTCCGCAATCGCCTTATAAGTGACCACCTTAACACTTGGATCTGACTCTATTAAACGCCCAAAAGGGTCGTCAACGTGCCAGCGCGTCATGATACCGATTAACGCGCCATCGTCGCTAAACCGGGTAAAGAAGTCGTTAGTAAGCCACTCCCATTTTTTGTCTCGTATCGTTTGGCTATTGGCTTCTTCCCTGCCTTTAAGCACGTCATCCAGACAGCCGACGGTTAAACTTTCACCAGTAACCGCACCTCCACACGTTGTATTCCTAAAATATCCATCCTGACCAAAATGAACGGCTTCTTGATTAGCCGAAATTTGGGTGTATTTAGGAAAAATGTCTTTGTATCTTGCTGTGCTAACAAACCGCTGGATATGTTTATTTGCTCTAACACTTAGCCGGTCTGAAAATGAAGCATAAATTATTTTTAAGTCTTGGGTATCTGTCTCTGAATCTTTGCCGATAAGCCATAGCATGAAATCACTAACCATCATAGACTTTCCAAATTGCGGGGGGGCTTGTATTAATAAGCGTGGTCTAAGTCCCTGCTTGTATGCAGCATACCATGTCATTAAATGCTCGCAAGCGTCCTTTTGCCACCAGCCAACCTTTAATCGTTTGTGCATCAATAAGCGAAACCGCCAAAAATCGCGATTGGCTTCGATTAGTGCTAGCTGTTTCAGTGCCTCAGCCTTTGATAACACGCCTCAATTCCTCCTCGGTGTATTCACTGGCAGGCTTTTTTTGCTCTATTGATCCGCTGTGATTTAAATCAACATCCTTTACTTCACGATAATCGCCCTCTGTTTGAGTTTTCAAAAAGAATAAAAGGCAGGTTGTGTCTGGCGGGTTTTCGTCATCACCAAAGGCTTTTTCTATTAATGTTCGTGAGGCTTTGGCTATTAATTTTGACTTTGATTTTTTATAGAGTAGTAGCAGGTCTGGATTATCGTCTAATAATCTGTCAAATGTTGACCTTGCTATGCCAAAATAATCAGCAAGGAATTTTTTAGAAAGATACGGGGCAAGCTTGGCAAAATCAGCGCGTTGTTCATCGTTAAGCACGATTTTGTTTAATCCTGCGCCGCCTTTGTTTTTTTCTTTTTCCATATATCACCTAAGGTTTACTTCGTGCGCTTGCTTTTGATTTTCCGCGCCACTCGCTCATTCTTGATTTTCGGTTAATTCCAAAACATCATCTTGTTTCGCTGTCATCTAATTTTTCAAAGTCAATTAAAAACACTGCAAACATATCTTGCTGAATATCATCAGTATTCATTTCAACTGCCGATTATTTTGTTGCTGGATAATCGTTGTCAATTCCCTAATCGACAAATTCATGTTGTTGATTACTTCGCCGATTTTATTAAATGCAGCCGTTGCGTTTAATCTGTCTTGCCTGCCCACCTCTTCAGATTCTTTGATCTGAGTAGTTAAAATATTTGCAATACGTTCAACGTTGGCATCATGCGCAATATTAATACGCTCTATTTCCTCCCTTTGTGACTTCTGAATATCGATAATAGTCTTAGTGTGCTCAATATGCAGGGCATTAATATCATCCTGTTTTTTAGTCACTTCGCGATACAGCATATACACTGCGGCAAACAACGCGGCGATCACGATACCAGACATACCGTATTTATCTATTAACTGATTGCCTGCTGATTCTGCTAGTTTATCCATTTTTGTTATATTCTTTTTTATATTGATACAGCCTAAATAGACGACTGTAAAAATAAAACATGGGAGTATGTCCTATGTATTTTTAAACATTATCAAACAAATCCATATTAATAGGATTATCAGCTTCAATATTTATTCTGTTTTTTACTCGCCTTATATTGCGCTCTGTCGTGCCAAACTGCCTGGCAATCTGAGCATTAGTCATACCGCTTTCAATCGCGTTCTTTATTTCCATATTTCTTTTTTGCACCAATAGCTTTTCGCATAAATCAATTTCAATTTGCGTACTTGCGTAATAGTAGCAAAGTTTTTTATAAGCGTCGAAACCGATATATGCAACTAATTTATTATCCGGCTTTGGCTTTTTTGGGATGTTTAAATGCGTTCCCCCGAATTCTTTTACTAAAATCAAAGCGAAATTAATGCCGATAACTGACGCTAATTCCTGTGTTCTTTTTGGCAGAATATTAATATTAATATCTATATTACTCATGCTAATAACCACCTGTTTATTAAACATCCATATCTTGACTACATGTTGGGCTATCGCATAAATCATGCTCAGTTCCAGCAAGTGAGCAATTATCGTATGTTTGACCACATAGTTCTGTTTTGCTTTCAAGCCGCGCTAATGATCGCATGAAATTTAATATCTCATAATCATAATCAGCTTCAAATGTTACTTTTATCATATCTGTATCTCTTGGTTGGATTAGTAATTCGTTCTTTATCTGCGATTTTGTGACACCCTTTACACAATGCCACAAGGTCTTCAGAAAGGTAGTTATTCATTACTTTGCATTCACCCAAGCCTTTACCACTACCAACGCGGTCATAAATGAAATTCGCACATGCAGAGCATGACACTAGCGTTAGTTCTACTCGTTCAGCCACGATAAGCACCTGCTTTAAGTTGCTCTATGTAGTATTGACGTGGGTTATGTTGCTGTTTTGCTAATTGCGACAATTCAGAAATCGTCGGTTTTTTCTTTTTAATCAATGGTCTCTCTGCGTTATTTAACAAGGCAATGCCCTTGTTCAGTTCACCAGCCGCGATATGTACCTTTTTTGCCCGTTGCGTTTTTTCAATCAATTCCGTTTTTCTTTCAGCTTGTGTTTTTTGTGGCTTTGGTGGCTTTGGCGGCTGTCTTTGCTTCACACAAACCCGTTTTTTTCGTTGCTTTTTATGTTCAGCAATAAACGCACGCGCTTGTTCAATCGTTTCAAGCGTTTTTGTAAAATGGTTTGTTTGTACCCAAATATCAGCCTTATACTTACCGTTGTACAGCAGATAAACGCCTTTCTCTACCCTGACAGGCTTTGCCATTTCCTGATCTCTTGCACTCCTCGCCTTTCTGCCTTTGTCTAGCTTCTGCCCTGTAGTTGTCAGATTCAGTACTTGATACTGTAGCTGTAATGCTTGCTCTGCCTGCTCTCGCGTTTCAAAATGCTTTTGAAAATACTTAATTTCGCCCATTGTAAACTTGAAATACCAAGTTCCTGTGATGGCTTGCCTGACGCGGTTTGTGTGTGGCGTTGATACGCGTTTTAGCTTTATCACTGATGTTAAATCAGGGTCTTTTTCTGAGTATCTTGGCATTTTTAATCCTCGTTTCGCATAACATCATAATTTACTGAGTTTAACATCCATTCTACATCCTTATTATCAGTAGCTTTCTGCCAAGCTTCTTTCTCGCACAGTTTCCACATCCACAGTAAATATGCGCTGCCTCCGAAACTTTCTTTATCAGAAATCCATTTGTCATCCAGATATTTTTTATCCTGCTCAGTATTTTCGTCGTCTTGCTCAGATATAGCATTGTAAAGCTCTATTTCCGACATACCATTACATCTAGCTGACAAACGCTTAAAATCACCTTGCGCGTTATCGTGAGCTGAGAAAAAGCCGTTTTTCCCATCCTCCTGATTGCCAAAATCAACCAGTATTCGATTGATTACCGCGTACCTGCGGATTTTTGCCCTGTCCAGGTCAGGCATGTAGGTAGGGATATTAACCAGCATTGTCATTCCCCATTTTTTCAAGCTCTGCTATCAACGCGTCAAGTTCTGCGGCTTTGCGCACTGCGTACTGATTACCGTCTTTATCGACAACCAGCCAGCCAACTATCACGTTTATTTGTGCGCCAATAGCGCGGGCGCGGGCGTTGAGTTTTTGTTGTTCTGTCATTGCGTTACTACCTCGTTGTTGTTGTTGCTTAGTTAATCTCATGCCCGTGAATCTTTTCATGACAACTTTTACAAACCGTGATTAACTCACTCATCGGCTCATTCCCGAAGTTGTCATAAGTGATGTGATGGACATGTAGTTTTGCTTTTGAAAAGCACAATTTACACTCGTTGTTGTCGATTGCCATTCTGTTTTGTCGCTGGCGTTGCCATTTTTGAGATTGAATATAATCTGTGTATTGTTCTAACAACAGCCTAGGTATTTTGTGAGAAAATTTAGGTTCGTATGGCGTTAAATCAACCATTTCTTCTGTCATTTGTGCAAG